TTAACTTTTCAATTGCTTGCCTTAACTATATAAAGTATAACCTATTTCAAAGAAAAAGCAAGTAAAAAACATTAATAAAAGCATAAAATATAAAAATATTTTACGCCCTATAATAACCACATAATAATTGCTTAAAAACTTTATTTTTACAATAAAGCAATATAAGCTGCAACAGCGAGGATTTGTATTTCCCAGCTAAAAAATCCAAATTTTTCTAATAGCTTTGTCATTAAAAACCTCCTATCTTTTCAATATAAATTAACGCAATTAACAAAGCAGCAAAAATTATTAACCATATTTTCAATAAATTCCACATTTTTATTCTCCTCTTAACTTTTTAATTTCTTGCCTTAACCTACATAAAATATAACCTATATTAAGCTAAAAAGCAAACAAAAACTAATAAAAATCAAGAAAATGAAAATATACTTTAAGCCCTATAATATATCATTTTTCTATAAAAAACAATACATTATTTAGTCAAAATTCCCAGAACGTCTTTGTTTAGTTAAGGCTATTTTTTAAGGTAGTTAGTTAGCCTTTATCAGGTCTTTAGACCGCCACGGGTCACTGGGAAAGAAATTTTTAAGCTGATAATAGCTATTTTAGCTATAATAGCTATTTTGCCTGGCCAGTCGGCAGCTGAACGGTGATCAGCCGGCAACTGACTATGGCTGGCCAGTTAGTTGTAAATCAATTACCATAAGTTTCAAAATAGAAATCTACATCAGCGTCACTTTCCCAAGTTGTTCCTGCATTTAAAGAACGATAATAACTTCCTCCTGCATAATTTGCTCCAGCAATATCCAGTTTCCAACGAACATAAGTTACTTCTATTTCAGGATGTTTTAATACAATAGCATATTTTATTCCAGAAATTAAACTTACAGAACTACTAAATGAGAAAGTATATTCTAATCCTGCACTATCAGTTGTAATATCATCTCCATTTATTGTTGCAGAACATAAATCTGCTTCAGTTGGTTTTCCTGTGCCATCAGTTGCACGAATGCTGAGCGTCACATTTCCAGGAAGACCAGCAGAACGATAAAGCAATAATTTAACATCTGTAATATAATAATTTTCTGATGGAGTAAAAGTTTGTGCTAACCAAGCATAAGTTGTTCCATACCAATAAACTGGATTTTGTGCATCTATTCCTGAAGTATAATAATCTTTTAATGTTCCTGGAACAGTTAGAATTCCTATAATATTAGAAATTCCAGCAAATAAACCTTCACATCCAGGTTGTGAATCAAGAGAACCAGAAGCACCAGAAACTCCAGCAGAACTGCCCACACATTTTGGTTGCGAATTAAGAGAACCAGAAACACCAGAAGTTCCAACAGAATTACCAATTAAACGAACTAAAAATAATCCAATAACATTAGAAACTCCAGCAGTAAAACCAACACATCCTGGTTGTGAATCAAGAGAACCAGAAACATTAGAAACTCCTGCAGAATTACTCTGCAATTTAAGATGAGCACCTCTTAATACAGCTAAAAGAAAAGATATAGCAGTAGAATTACCTTCTAATATTTTAGAAAGATTAAAACTTCCAGAAACATTAGAAGCTCCAATAATAGAACTTTCTAATTCTCTAATAACACCAAGAGAACCCGTTACATTACTTAAAGCTGAACTCGTACCTCTAACTCTATATAAAGTAATATCATAACTGTATTTCCAAGAATTATAACTTCCTTTAACTGCATAAATAACAAATCTTAATTTATTTTGTATAGATCCACAATCAGCAATTTCAAAAGCTTCTGTATAATCATAAGAAGTTCCAGTAAGACCAGTTACAGTTCTTTTAAGAACATTATTTGCATTATAAATTTTAATAGTATAGGTTGTTCCTGCTTCTGGTCCGTAATTTATACTATTTGTATGTTCTATTAAAGACTGTAATTGATTTGCATTTGTTCTATCTCTATGATTCCAAGTAATAGCAATTTTATTACCATGAACAGTAGAATTTATTGTAAAAGGATAACTCTCTGCATTAAACTTTAAATTACCAGGAGGGTATGGTCTAATCATTCTACTATTAAACAAATCTGCTGTTATTTCTGTTGCATCAGCTTCTGGTAAAATTCCATTCGCCGTTCTTGTTAATAATTTTACTTTTGGTTGATCACCGTTCGTATATTCTTTTTGTACTGGTACATAATTAGAACCAACAAAATAAATTCTACTTTCAGCAATATGAGATGTTGGAACAGTATCTAAAATTCCTCTTGCAATTTCTATTTGATTATTTGTAATATCAACTGCTAATATTTTTACTATTTCATCATCTATTATTGCATAACTTCCTTCAACTACAAAATCTAAACTTATTTCATTTTCTAAATTAACAATAATATTTTCTGCATTCATAGGTAAGCTATTTATTGTGGCTGATGGGCACCAAGTTCCCCAGCCTTCAAAAATAAAATCATAACCAGTTTTATATTTAATATAATATTTAAAATCAAAAGCATCTAAAACTGGTTTTACTGCTGCAATACCTATAAATCCTATATCAGAATTAGTATATGCATCTACAATACTTTGAGTTTCAAGATTATTACATAAATCCCAATAAGGAATTTCTATTAATTTTCTATCAATTACATTAATTGGATCACTTATAGGATTAGTCCATAAAGTAACTACTGGATCACCAAAAATAGTTTCTGCTGTGGAAAATGAATCTTCTATACAATTTAAATGAATTTCATTATTTTCTAAATTGCCATAATCAACTTCTAAAACTCTAACAATCATTTGAGTAATATCTAAATCAGACCAAGATAATCTAAAAATATCATTAGGTTTTAAATGAGACATTTTTCTTGTAGCTTTTATTCGCATTACAGCTAACATTGAAGAAGCCAATTTTAATTCTCTTTCTGCAACTTGATTCGCAAGAGTGGCATTGCAAATACCATAAAAATTTTGAACTAATTCAATTAAATTTCCACCTTCTTTTTCTATTAAAGCCTCATCAATTGCTGTTGCTGGCCGTGATTTATGAGCTATTTTATCCCACCAATTAATTACTACTTGATTTACAATTTCTCCATAAGAAGGGCGAGCATAATCTTCAATATTTATAATATCATCTTCATTAAAAGTCTCTAAATTACCACCAGCATAAATTTCAAACATAAAATCATTTGTATAAACTATTGTCCAGGTTGCACCATAATCAGTAGAACTTTCATAATGCCCTCCTTCAAAAGAACTAAAAGTATTTACTCGCCAATAAAATGTTCCTGTTCCTACTGGATAAACTACCAAAGCATATTTTGTATTGACAACTAAATTAATATCTGTGGTAAATATACATTCTATCCATTCTGCACTTGTTGAAAGTTCAGAATTTGGAATTGTACCATGAGCTAAAATATTTCCATCAGGATATCCATCTGCATCAGTTCCTTGTAATTCAACTTTTACATTAAAAGTATTAAGTCCTATTGAATCCTTGTAAATTTTTATTTTTATCTTATTACAATTATAATTGCGTAAGGTAGTAAAAGTTTGAGCAAATTGATATTTTCCTGGAGTAGTAGTATTACTTCGACTTCCTTGACCAATATCTCCAGTATTATAATAATCATAAGGATTATCATAATTAAGATTTCTTGTCAAAGTAAGAATCCATTTTCCTGTTGTTAAATCTTGATATAAAAAACCAGCAATATATCGAAGAACAGTATCTATAAACTCATCTATTGGTTGAATTTGATCCCATAAAATTGACAAACCAAAACTTTCATCATATAATATATTAGCTGCTTCTTTAAAAGTTGCATCATCTATATCATCTGTAGAAAATCCTAATCCCCATTCTGAATCAATTAAACATTCTCTAATTATATGAGCAGGATTTAAATCATCGCCATCATCTGTTGCTGGTCTTATAACAGCTTTTTCTCTATACCATTGATCATCTCCACTAATCTGTTTACAAACTCTTTTACAAAAAAAGCTCCATGGTTTTAAATAAGTACCTGTACCTATATAAACTCTATTTAAAATAAAACTCATAAGGCCACGAAACGCTGGAATATCAGAATCGAGATTATTAACAAGATAAGAATTTTGTGTTTGTGTTATATCTCCAAACATTAAATCTACATTACCATAAATTCCACCTTCACTTTTATTTCCTCCAAAAATTTCTGAATTATTTATAGTAATAGTACAATTTGGAGCAGTTCCATTTTTTTGATTACACTTAAAACAATAATCAAAACTTAAAACAGGAGCAATCCAAGTCTTTCCGCAATTACTGGAATTTTCATTTCTCCCATTGGCATATACATTTATATCTATATTCCAAAATACTCCATCATATACTTCACTTTCTGTAGTTCGTACTACTATTGCGTATTTAATACCAGATGTTAAAATAATTGGAGCAGTGAATTCTATTTCTCTCCATTCTGCATCTGCTAAAGCAAATACATTAGGAAGAGTTTCTCCATCTGTTGTGCCTACACATAAATCTTCCCCAGTTGGATGTCCATCAATATCAGTTGCACGAATACTAACCGTTATAATTCCTGGATGATAATATGTGAACTTCCACATCATTAAAGTTACAGAACTTAAAGTATAATTACTTGATGCAATAAAAGTCTGTGCCCTCCATCCTGTTGGAGTAACGATATCAGAAGAAGTAATAGAAATGTTAGAATCTCTTATAATATTAGATTCCGTCCAAACAACTTTTTCTCCAACTTTAATTTTTTCCACAGCATCCATGTTTCCATGACCAGCTATCATGTGCATACCAAGATAATATCTATAACCAGTAACAATTGGATTTGGTTTGCTTGGACCAGTTAACCAACTCATGACAATAAAGCCTCTCTTCCATCACTCCAAATTTCTTGTGTTTTCAAATCACCATACCATATTACATTAGGACCAGAAATATATTTTTTTCCAAAAAGAACCTGCACAGGACGACCCTCCTCTGCTGTTGGAAAATTAAATTGTTCTAATCCAGATGGTTGTGCATGATGAGGAGATGGTGGTTTTTTAGCCATATAATGTCCAACAACAACTGATATAGACATCATTATAGCAAGTGTTATTAAATAAGAAACTATTGGACCAAATGCTAAACAAAAACAATAAGGTATCATATAATGGGATCTCCAATAAAAGGATTTTTATCTGGTATATATGGTTGACCACCATAATTTAATTTATTAAAAAATTTAGTTTTACAAGTAGCTTTTAAATGATCACATCCTGCCCATGCAACAAAAGTATCTAAAGCAGTTAAAGCAGAAACTGGTCGTGCAATTTTTATTATAGTTTCATTATGATATGCTATTCTTTGTAAACAATTACCATTATTTGTTTTAAAAATTCCTCCTAAAAACCATCCATTAGGTTTTGTTCCAAAAACAGTCGCATCAATTGTTACACCATTAACAGAATTAATAATTCCAGAAACTTTATAAGAAGTATTATCTTTTGATATTGTACACCATTTTGAATAAAGAGGAAGACCACAATTTCGTTGATATTTTCGCATTAATCCCAATCGTTTTAAGCTACTGGTTTTTAAACCTACAAAAATAACAACAGTTTTACCTTTAAATGCTACTCCTCCAACATAACCTTTCCAATATGTAACATAAGAATTAAAATGTTGTCTGTAAATTATTAATTGTATTATCCCTTCTATTGGTTCACTAATAAAATTTTGAACAAAAGGATTAGATAAATTAACTTCAATTTCTATTGATGTTTTTAGAGCATTAGAATTTAATCTTATATTACTTCTTTTAATTAAAACAGCTTCATAATTTTTTCCATTATAATAGATATTTAAATCACTACTTGTATAGGACCAATATTCAATATCAGCTCTATTAAAAAGATAAAGTTCTATTGGTTGTCCGTCTTGTTGACTTTGCTCATTATTTAGATAATTAGAAATATCTAATGGAGCAGAAATAGAACAATTTCCAGAAGAAATACCTGCTAATAATTTCCAAGCCATTATGGTATCCTCACAAAATTAGTTCTACATTCATTTCTATGAGCATAAGGCCATTGTATTTCTATTTTATCTGAAGCTAATCTGCATTTATCTACAAAACAAATTTTACAATCATCAGGAGCAACAACAGTAAATAAACCTAAATTATTATCAAAATCAATTTGTTCTTCAACAGAATTTAATTCTGTAATAGCTGTAATTTTTCTTATTATTAATGTTCCATCAGAAAAATAAAATCCAATATAAGTTCTTAAAGAATTAAATCCCATATTTTCTGCAAGGCCAATATTTTCAATTTTTATTGAAGTATCTAAAGCATTTATATTTTCTGTTTGAACAACATCATTTCTAAAAGTTGGAATAAGAATTGTTTTTTGTTTCCCATTCAAAGAATGTAAAAATTTTCTAAAATTCCAACAAATTTCTTTTGTATCATTAAGAAAAATATGATTCTGAGTTAAGATATTAAAATTGCTATCACTCTCTACTTTAAAAATACCTGTTTCAAAATCTGTAATAATAATATCTCCATCACTATTTTCTGTGTAAAATTCATCTATAAAAGATGGGATATCTAATACTTCAAATCCATCATAATCCATATTAGGAGTATAATCAGTAAAATTAATATTATCATCAACAGCAAAAATTAAATCTATTATAGAAACTTCTGAATTGTATCTTTGTTTATTACCTGAAGAAATTAAATATGCTGTTCTTATTGGGATAATATATTTATTTCCAGTAAATGAATTTAACATAGAATAACTTAAATTTAATTGAGAATTAGTTTTTGTATCAATAACCACAACTTCATATTCAGTTGCAGACTTCCAAACAATAGCTTTACTATCATTTCTAAAATCAGCAAAAGTTGTATCTACATTTATTACTGTATCATGTATATCAATATTTTCTGTATGAATAACATATTCTGTCCATATAGGAATAAGCCAAGCTAATTTTTGCCAAGCATGCAAGATAGAATCAAACCAAGTATTTAATTTATTAGTTTCTAATAAAATACTTAATTTAAAAAATTGCCTCGGCGATTGACGAATTTTGATTCGTTGTTCAGTTCCATCATGAGCTTTTAATATACTTGTATTCCATTCTAAAGTTTCAAGTATATTATTTTGTGGTCTCCAAAATAATGTTGATGCTTCAAAATCAGGTATCACACTTAAATAACCAACAGCACCAGAAGTTCCATTAGAAATACTTTCACATCCTGGTTGTTTATCTAAATTTGTAGCAGGAATATTGGAAATTCCAGCAGAATTACCTTCTACAAAAATTAAAATCCCAAGATAACCAGACACATTAGAAATTGTAAAAGTTGGAGCAGATAATAATGTTAAAACATTTAAAGAACCTAAAGAAGCAGAAACACCAGAAATTTCTACAATAGAGCTTCCAAGTTCTGTTAAAACATTTAAAAAACCAGAAACATTAGAAGTTCCTACAATAAAACTAATAAATTCTGGTTGTAAATCAAGAGAACCAGAAGCACCAGAAGTTCCAATAGTAAAACTAATTAATCCTGATTGTGAATCAAGAGAACCAGAAGCACCAGAAGTTCCAATAATAGAACTAACTAATTCTGGTTGTGAATTAAGAGAACCAGAAGCACCAGAAGTTCCAGCAGTAAAACCCTGTAATTCTGTTGCAACTAATAAAGAACCAGAAACGCCAGAAATTCCAGCGGAACTACTTTCAAAACTTATTTCTTTTATTATATCAAGAGAACCAGAAACTCCAGAAATTTCAACAATAGAACTTCCAAGTTCTGTTAAAACATTTAAAGAACCAGAAGCACCAGAAGTTCCAATAGTAAAACCTACACATCCAGATTGTGAATCAAGAGAACCAGAAGCACCAGAAGTTCCATCAGTAGAACTAATTAATTCTGGTTGTGAATCAAGAGAACCAGAAGCACCAGAAATTCCATTAGTAGAACCAACTAATTCTGGCTGTGAATCAAGAGAACCAGAAACACCAGAAGTTCCAATAGTAAAACCCTGTAATTCTGTTGCAACTAATAAAGAACCAGAAACGCCAGAAATTCCAGCGGAACTACTTTCAAAACTTATTTCTTTTATTATATCAAGAGAACCAGAAACTCCAGAAATTTCAACAATAGAACTAATAAATCCTGGCTGTGAATCAAGAGAACCAGAAACATTAGAAATTCCAACAGACAAACCTTCAAATCTTGGTTGTAAATCAAGAGAACCAGAAACACCAGAAATTCCATCAGCAGAACCTGCTAATAAAATTTTTAATCTATATCGTTCAAATCGTGGACAAATTGGATAAATAACTTTAGAATGTGGAGAAACA